TCAAGCCCTGTGGCGGTTTTCGCTAATAGGGTTTTTTTGTGGGTATGACAGAATCTTGTCATCGCGCTTTGAATTATTTGCATAACTCGCAAGATGCTCACTGCTCAAATGTGCGTAACGTAAAACCATCGTTAAATCCGCCCAACCACCCAATTCTTTCAGCACATTCAATGGTGTACCGTTTTGAACGTGCCAACTCGCCCAAGTGTGACGTAAATCATGCCAGCGAAAATTTTCAATTCCTGCTCGAACTAACGCTTTTCGCCACGCATGATTATTTGCGCGTGTAACTGGATGACCCTTGTAGGTGAAAACATATCCTTCGTGCTTGCCCACCTGTGAACGTAAAACAGAAAGCGCATTATCGTTTAACGGCACAGCAATCGCTTTTTTGCTTTTTGAATTTTCAGCATCAATCCACGCACAACGTCTTTGCATATCAACTTGCGCCCACTGCAATTGCGTTACATTTTTTTCGCGCAATCCTGTTGCAAGTGAAAAACGCGCCATTAAACCAAGATGCGCGGGCAATTCATTTAACAGCTTTTCGGCTTCACTCTGTGTGAGCCAGCGTACTCGATTCTCAGGTTCAGTTAATTTTTTTGTGCTGGGAACATTATCAAGCCACTCCCATTCCTTTTTTGCTGCATTCAAAATTTTCTGCACCGTCGAAAGTACGCGATTCACTGTTGCGTTTGTTACGCCCGTTTTCAATTTTTCTGCTTTCAATTTATCCAGCGTCGCTTTGTTAATATCATCAAGGCATTTGTCGTGCAAATAGCCGTCAAGCCAGCGCAAATGAAACTTGTCGGTGACAAGGCTTTTCTTTTCGGATTGCTCTGATAAATAACGCACCACCGCATCTTGCCAACTATAACGCGGCTTATCACCAACATTTTTAACTCGCCACGCCTCATGTTTTAAGCGGTCGTGCAATTCTTGTGCTTGCTGCTTGTTTTCAGTCCCAGCAGATTGGCGTACACGCTTGCCGTTTGCGTCGATGAAGTCGATGTACCAGTTGCCTGATTTTTCTTGTTTGTAGATTGCCATTGTTTGTTCTCCTGTGTTGATAAACCACCATCAATCACACTTAAACCACGCGATTGACTATAACGACCGCTGACATAATCAGCAAGATGCTCACGAATAAATACCCACTTTTTACCGACTTTTTTAGCTGGTACTTCACCTGCTTTTGCCTTGCGTGTAAGCGTTGAAACGCCGCAATTTAAAAATACCGCCGCTTCTTTAATATCAAATGAAACCATTTTGTTACCTCGCCAAATCTATTACTGTCGATTGAACCACTATCTCATTTGCATCAAACGTATTGCCGTGATTGCAAAAATCGACAAATTGCTGTGATAATTGGCTTACTGCATAAGAAATCTCAGCCCATTCGTTAATCAGCTCAACAGGCACATTGCCGCTTTCGTCTGCCAGATATAACGCGCCCTTAATATCGTGAATGGCTTCGACAATCGTGCTGATGCTATCTTGATGCTGTTTAATGACCCCATTTTCGTGATTCAATAAATCGCGTGATTGTTTCAAATCAGTTTCCTGTTTTTGCAAACTCTCGATGCGATATTCCAGCTGGTCAATTTCAATTTTTTTCGCGTTCAAGTCTTTGGTCACGCCGTCTTTGATGGCTTTTGCCTGCTCTTTTTTGAGTTTTTCAAGCGCGTCTTGAGCATCCAGTGCTTTGCGTTCGGCTTGTTGAATTGCGCTGGAATTTTCAAGGATTAAATTCGCCCGTTCGGTTGCCAGTTGTTCACTCACGCCCGCCGTAATTTGTGCCGCAATGGAATTACGCAAATCATCACTTTGTTGCTTGACGGCGTTCAGCGTGATTTGCTTGAAGTCGAGTTTTTTAGTCGTTTCAATCAGGCTGATTTGCAAGGTGTCATTTTTTAATTTCCATTCATTTGCCACATCTTCAACATACTTTGCGCCGATTTTTTTACCTTCCACCAAAGCGCGAGCGATAGCTTCTTGCCAAACTTCGGATTTAGCATCATCGGGAATTGAAGTTAATGGGCGAAGTTGCGACTCGGGAACATTTTTGGGAACAATTGTTCCCAAAATGTTTTGAATATGTCCCGCTGTGGCGATTAAATTTAAGTACCGTTTGCTATATCCCCACTCTTGTTCGCCGTATTCTTCCCAACTCGAAAACCCCAATGCTAGCCAACCTTTGCGGTCACGCATTTCTAACAACATTGAACGCATCACACCGTGAAGGGATTTAAGTTCGGTATGCTTTGTCAGGGCTTCTTCGTGAGTCATGTCGGGTGGAATTTGTATGTCATGGCTCATGTTCAGCTCCTAATAATGTCGTATTGTTGTTTGTTTAAACGTATTAAATCCGTGATGCGTTGGCGAATTTCGATGCGGGGCAATTGTTGTTTTTTGCCGTTATCGATAATTTGATTGATGCTGGTTTCAATGCCAATAACCGCGCTTAACATTTCGTTGCTCATTTCTTTAATGGGACAGCCAAACGCTTTTTTGATTTCGCTGCTGATAAAAATAGCAAAGCCATTGGGGCTTGATGACGCGACACCATCGCTGCCGACATACGCGGCAAATTCGGTGATTTTGGCTTTGCGTTCCAGGTTGGCGCGGCGTGACAAATATCGCACCACACCTTCTTTTTCGATTTGTTGCAGGGCTTTTTGTTCTGCACTGATAACTGCCACTTCTTTTTTGCTCATGATTTTTCTCCGTCGATGACCGCCCACCCAATGCTGAATGGGCAGTCTGTGGATGGTTAGGCTTGTTTGATTTCGTCTTGACGATTGCCGACCAACTCTTTCAAATCCGCTTTTACTTTTGGTGGCATTTCGTTGAGTAACGCCGCAATGTCACCGACGGTTTGACAGTTTTCAATTTTGACAATCCATGTGGCGTAAGGGTCTGGCGGCGTAGCATCAACAAATTCGAGTTCGACTGGCGGAGCAGATTCGGGTTGGTAATAAGTGGGTTCTGGGTTGTCGCCAATCAAATCCTCAACACTGCGGGATTTTGCGGCGGGTTTTTCAAACCACTCGTCGGCGGTACTCATGCCATCTCGAATGCTGGCGTAGATTTTTCGTAAATTCGCTACCTGCGCGGGTTGCACCGCATCCATTCTGCGTTGAATTCGCAGTTCAATTTGTTCTTTGCTCACACCAAAGGCTTCAAAGGCTTCAACCAAACGCTTGATGGCTTCAGGCGTGACATCAGCGGTGGTGACCAATGTTCGCTCACACTGTGCCACCGCTGCTTCGGTCACATCGCTGGGGATAATTGCCAAGATGCAGCCGCGTAATCGCCGTGCGCCTTGGTTTGCCACCATCTCGTAAATATCACGCGGGTCAGTCAGTTTTTTCACACCCTTGCGAGTGTGCAATTCATGAGCAACATGAAACGTCACTTCACGGCGGGTGTTGGTTTCAACGTCCCAGGCAAACGCCTGTACCGTGCTTTCGCCGCTACGTTGTTCAAGTTCTCGTATGCCAAATTGAATGTTGCCCCACTGTTGAGCAATCGCTTCGGCGAGCCGTATTGACGCGCCCGACACATTTGCCCCGCCTCTGGCAAATTGGTAGACCGCACTTTCGGCGAGCGATTGCCGCGTGCAGGCGTTTAGAATTCTGTCCATTGCCCCGCGTTGGTTACGCGGATTCATGCTGGCAATCATCATCGCCGCTTGGACTTCCGCAATGGCACGGTTTTGGTCTGTTTGCGCCATCGGACTTAAATTCGATACGGTGGTTGGAAATTGATTTAAGCTCATAATGTTTTCCTTAGTTTGTTTGTGAAAACGCCCATGTGGGCAGTGGTTTTAAGGTTTCGATGTTGTTGGAATAACCTGCGTATTCGCCCGTTTTCAAACAGTGTCGGTAAATCGCTAATGCCCGTTGATACTCGCGCCGACCACGTTCAATGTCCTGGTCGCAAAGCTCATAAATGCCTACCAAATACGGCGCAGATTTTTCGACCGCGATAAAAATAAAGCTGTTCGCATCCATTCCCGCCGCGTTAGCACAATCCAAGTACCAAGCCGCCTGCATGGCATATTGATATTTGGCGACGGCTTTGTGAAAACCGTCGGGGCTGGCATCTTCAGTGGTTTTTAAGTCGGCGATAATGCCTTTGCGATACCAGTCCAGCTTTGCCTTTGCGCCTATGCCTTCAATTTCGGTGTAAATCTCGAGTTCCGCCATGCCAAATTTGAGAAGCGTTGCCGCCGAGCCGTGATTTCTGACCGCTTCTGACATCTTGCGGATTTGCTCAAACTCGTCATTGCCTAAAATTACCCTTCCTTCGGCTTCTAACGCCGCCCACTCCTCTTTGCCCGCATTGGTTCGTTTGTTGATGCCGCTCGGCGCGATGGCGTAGTTTTTGGTGAATTCCACGGGTTCAAGCGTCAAGGTGTGAACCGCTGTGCCGATTTGCATCGCTTTGGTTTCAACTCGCGGCGTGGTTTGGGCGTGTTTGAAATGCGCGGGTGATTGCAGCAACAACTTCATGCTTGAGCAGTTCATTTCGGGACGGTCGAAATAGCCGACGGCGGTGGGTTTTGCTGCGATTTTTTCTAATACGTTCATTTGTTTGCCTTCATTGCAAAAGTGATTTTTCTTTTTAGCTGCTGGTGCTTCGACCGTGCTATCTGATTGCTGTGCAGCCCTGAAAAGTAGGCGATGGCAGCTAATTCTAAAAAAATGATGAATGTCATAATGACCATGTCGATTCCTAAAAAATGCGCGGCGATTAAACCGCGCCAAATGTGGCGTTGCCGCCGAGGACAGCTCTTTAGGAGTTGTGTTTAGTCAAGATTGTCGAAAGCCCCTTTTTCTTTTCTTTTTTTTCGTGTCATAATTCACCTCGAAATTTTTATACAAAGTTTTTGTTGAAGCCCGCACTGTTCATAGCAGTTGTGGGCTTTTTCGTTTCAATCGTGCCGTTCATAGCGGTTAATCCTCCCGCTCAAAAATGCACGAGTTAAGTCCGCATCTATTCGGCGTTTCAATTTCAACTGCGCGGCGTGTTTGTTAAACCATGCGTCAATCTCCTTTTCTGGGTACGTTAAAACCGCTCGTTTCATGCCCTCCACCCGTTGCACGTTGCTGGCGGGGAAGTCGGGGAATTGTGCGATGTAGTGATACACACTGGATTCGTGTGTGTTGTGCCGATGGGCGATTTGCATCCGCGACAAATAGCCGCTGTTGATTTCTGCCATGTTTAAATCCCTCCTCTTAGAAGTTTTTTGATTGCTGAAATAGCCGTCCGCCTGATTTCGGGGTCGGCATCTGGTTTGGGTAACGCTTTCATTTCGTTACCTGCTTTACATCGGGCTTGAAATGCCCGTTGTTCTTTGGTCAACCCATCGCCGCAGTAAGCTAAAAATTGCGGTAATCGCGGCACATACGGCGAACCGCTTTGCTTGCACATCTCAATGCCCTGTGCGATTTGCGGCATGGTTAGTTTTTTAATCTCCATAATCCATTGCCCGTTGGGTTGTTCGCTATATTCGTTCGTCCATTGCGAGCCGTAAATTTCTGCCATCGCTGACCACAAATAAGCGATTAGCTGGTTATCAATCTCGGTTGCGTTCGAGATAGTCAGATTCACTTCCACCTGCGCCGACGGCAAATTCACCGATGCCTGCGGCTTTTCTGACTCGTTCGGCGGGGGATAGTTTTTTAGGTGGTTGCCGATGTGTTCCATTATTGCCTCCTGTGTTAGGTGTATTTTTGTACGTTTCAAATTGCTTTCTCATGCCTCCCTTTGGTGAGCAATACGCGCTCAAAAAATCTTCTTCTGAATTCGTACATTTCACCCAGTAAGAATCCGTACATGCCCATTCGAAAACTTCACGGTGTAATGCGTTCAGTTTTGTTCCCAAATTTTCAAAATTTTCGGTTTGCGTAGTAGTAGTTCTTTTAGGTTCTATTACTGGTTTAATAATTACTGGTTCGGGTGCAAATACTGCACTACCCCTTAGTGCATCTGTTGCACTACCTAGTGCATTTAATGAACTAAGTGGTTCAATTTCTGCACTACCCCCACTAAAATTTAATTCATACTGATTTGGCAGATTTACATCGCCGATTCTTTTACGAATTACCTGAAGATGTGCTTTGCTTTCCAGAGACTTTATTGCGGAAAGTAAGGTGTTTTTACTCATCCCACATTCTTCGGAAAGTCTGCTATGCGATGGATTGCATTGCCCCGTGTGGCTGTTGCAATAATTAGCTAGCATCAACAAAACTAACTTTTCTTTTGCAGGTAACTTTTGACAAATTGCCCATGTCATTGCTTGAAAACTCATTCTTCACCTTTCGCCGCGTCAATCAGCCGATTTCGCAATTCGCGTCCTTTAACGCCACTCCATTTACCAACCAACGCTTTGTGAGCATTGCGTCTATCAATACCGTTACGAATACAAAAAATATTCATTGTTGTTCCTTGCAGCACAAAACCAGCCCGTACAATCTTTAAATCACCGTGTATTTTGATTGGTTGCATCTTTTGCCTATTGTGTTATGTTTAAGATGTTACGCAATCCGCGTAATATGTGAACATAATAGTTCTCAAAACGCGAAAAGTAAAGTAGGAGATGCTCAAAATGAGTAAAAAAAGTGCAAACGCAGTTATAGACAGAATGCAAGACGCATTACGCTTGAGTTCTGATAGCCAGCTGTGTAGAGAGTTAAAGATAAGTCGTTCGACATTAGGAACGTGGAGACAAAGAGATTCTGTGCCTTATGCACTTTGCGTAAATATCGCAGAGGAAAAAAATATATCCTTAGACTGGCTATTGACGGGCGTGGGTTCAATATTAAAAACAAAAATGGAGTTAAATAATGGAACGAATTTTGATGATGAGGATGTTCGCATTTTGAATATGATTAAAAGATTGCCAGAGCCGCAAAAAAACAAGGAGGTCGCGGATATCGAAGCTTTTTTACGATCCTTTGACGAAGCTATTTCACATTGGGTAGCGAATAATCAAAACAGCCAAGATAGACGGCAGGCAGTATGATGCCGTCTTTGAAAAACGAAAACCCGTCAAAGTGGCGGGTTTTTCGCAAAAAATAAAATTAGCAAAATTTAATAGCAAGTACCTGCATATTAAAAACATGGATATTTAACAAATTATCCACAAAAAAATTAAACAACCACCATTGAGATAAACCGTAAAACTATGAGCCAAAACACCAACAACCAAGCCGCCTTCATTTGGTCATTAGCGGATTTATTACGCGGCGATTTCAAACAAAGCCAATACGGACGAATCATTTTACCTTTTACGTTATTGCGCCGACTTGAAGGCGTTTTAGAAGATAAAAAAGAAGCTGTGCTGGCAGAATTTGAAAGACTTCAAGCCATGAGTTTACCTGAAGAGGCACAAGAAAAATTCTTGTTACGCGCCACAGATGGGCTGTCGTTTTTCAATACATCGAAAATGGATTTATCGAAACTCGGTGAAGCCAACATTGCATCGAACCTTGAATCTTACATCCTCGCTTTTTCAAAAGACGCACGTGAAATTTTCGAGCATTTCAAATTTTCAGAATTTATCGGACAACTTAACGATGCCAACTTGCTCTATAAAATCGTGCAAAAGGTTCGGCAGACGGATTTAAGCCCGAAAGCAATTTCCAATCACGAAATGGGCTTGGTGTTTGAAGAGTTGATACGTCGTTTTGCTGAAAGTTCAAATGAAACCGCAGGGGAACATTTTACGCCGCGTGACATTGTGCGTTTAACAACGTCGCTGGTGTTTATGGAAGACGATGACGCGCTGACTAAAGCGGGCATCATTCGCACGATTTATGACCCGACAGCGGGAACAGGTGGTTTTCTTTCGTCAGGCATGGAGTATGTGTTTGAGTTAAATCCGCAAGCGGTGATTCGTGCATTCGGGCAAGAACTCAATCCCGAAAGTTACGCGATTTGCAAAGCCGATATGCTCATCAAAGGGCAAGAAGTTCAAAATATCAAACTCGGTAACACGCTTTCAAACGACCAGCTTTACAGCGATAAATTCGATTATATGTTGTCGAATCCGCCGTTTGGTGTGGACTGGAAAAAGATTGAAGGCGACATCAAAGACGAACACACGCAAAAAGGGTTTGATGGGCGTTTTGGTGCTGGTTTGCCGCGCGTTTCCGACGGTTCGTTGTTATTTTTGATGCACCTGATTAGCAAATTACGCGACGCGGCAGATGGCGGCGCACGCATTGGGATTATTCTCAACGGCTCACCTTTGTTCACTGGTGGCGCGGGTTCGGGTGAATCTGAAATCCGTCGTTACATTTTAGAAGCCGATTTACTTGAAGCGATTGTCGCGTTGCCAACCGATATGTTCTACAACACAGGCATTTCGACTTACGTTTGGGTTTTGTCGAATAAAAAAGCGCGTGAACGCAAAGGCAAAGTCCAACTGATTAACGCGGTGAATTTATGCGGCAAAATGCGGAAGTCGCTGGGTTCAAAACGCAATGAAATGGACGAAGGCGACATTGCGACCGTTACTCGTGCCTTTGGTGGATTTGCTGAAATCGAAGCGCGTGAACTTGATAAACCAGCGGAACAAAAAAGCAATCGTGGTCGCCAATCGGCTAACAAAAAAGCCGAAGTCGCAAAAACGTTTGCGAGCAAAATTTTCAACAGTTACGAATTCGGTTATCGGCGCATCACGATTGAACGCCCGCTGCGCGAATCATATCAATTCAATGATGAACGCATTGCCGAATGTCGTTTTGCGGCGGGTGTTTTGAACGCGCCAATGAAATCCATTTATGCCGAATTTGTTGATGATTTAAGCGACCATGACGAAATTCGCAAACATCTCAAAATTCAGTTCCCTGACTTCAAAGAAAAACAAATCAAAGACGTTTTAGAACCCAAACTTTGGCAAGACCAAAAAGCGTTATTAGAAAAAGCTCAAAAACTGCAAAGCGTTATCGGTTTAGGGCAATTCGACGACATGAACGGTTTTGAAGAGGCGTTGAAAATCGCCTGTAAAAAAGCCGCAGTCACGCTCGACACCAAAGAGAAAAAACAACTTAAAGATGCTGTGAGTTGGCGCAATCCTGCCGCCGAAAAAGTCATCAAAAAAAGCCACAAAGGCAAAGCCAATCCGCTTTATGGTTTATTTGAAGTCGATGGCGAAATTATCGAATATCAAGCCGATTCCGAATTACGCGATAATGAAAACGTCGCGCTCAATCCCGCTTTAAGCGTGAATGAAATCAACGAAGCATATTTTAAAAAAGAAGTGTTGCCGCACGTTCCCGACGCTTGGATTGATTCCAGCAAACGCGATGACAAAGACGGCGAAATCGGCATTGTGGGTTATGAAATCCCGTTTAATCGTCATTTTTATCAATACCAGCCCCCGCGTGATTTAGTCGAAATCGATGCCGATTTAGATGCCGTTAGCGCAGAAATTATGAAACTGTTGCAAGAGGTGCATTCGTGATGTCTGGCAAATACCAAACCTATCCCGCGTATAAAGATTCTGGTGTTGAGTGGCTGGGTGAACTACCTGAACATTGGAATGTTTGTGCAATTAAACACATTGTTTCAATCCCAATTACTGACGGTCCGCATGAAACACCAAATTTTTTTGATAGTGGAATTCCATTTATATCTGCTGAAGCTATTTCAACAGGTCGAATAGATTTTGAAAAAATTAGAGCGCATATCTCAGAAGAAGATAATGAAAAATACTCTAAAAAATACTTCCCCAAAAAATATGACATTTACATGGTTAAATCAGGAGCTACAACTGGAATAACAGCAATTGTAGAAACAGATATTAAATTCAACATTTGGTCGCCTTTAGCTGTAATTAGATGCAATGAAAAATCTAATCCTTATTTCGTGTTGAATTTTTTAAGGTCGTTTAACTTCAAAGAAGCAGTTGAACTAAATTGGAGTTTTGGAACTCAACAAAACATCGGAATGGGAGTTATAGAGAATCTTCATATAGCAAAACCACCATTCCCAGAACAACAAAAAATCGCCCAATTCCTCGACCACGAAACCGCCAAAATCGATACGCTGATAGAAAAACAACAGCGGCTCATCGAACTGCTCAAAGAAAAACGTCAGGCAGTCATTAGCCATGCCGTGACCAAAGGTTTAAATCCTAACGCACCGATGAAAGATTCGGGTGTGGAGTGGTTGGGCGAAGTGCCTGAGCATTGGGAGGTTAGAACGGTTGCAAAATCATCAAATAAAATTACAAACGGATATGTAGGACAGACAAAAGATATTCTTGTTGATGGAGGCGTGCCTTATGTACAAGCAACACATATCAAAAGAGGAAAAGTTAATTTTGATGGTGCTTACTTTGTCAGACAAAATTGGAGCGATGCACATTCAAAGTCAATCCTATCAAAGGGTGATGTTTTAATCGTACAAACTGGCGCAGGAACTGGTGATATTGGGCTTGTTACCGAAAAAGAAGAAGGATTCAATTGCCACGCTTTAATAATCGTTGAACCAGTTAAAACAATTATTTCAGGTGATTTTTTATCGATGGTTTTGCAGTCGCAATATGGATATTCAAAACTTTATTCTATTCGTACTGGTGGAATGCACCCGCATCTAAATTGTGGAGAAGTTCAATTTGTTAAATTACCAATACCGCCAAGAGATGAACAGAACGAAATCATAAATTACATTGAGAGAAATGTAACAACGTTCGACCTACTCATAAATAAACAATTAGATGCAATCGAACTCATGCAAGAACGCCGCACCGCCCTAATTTCTGCGGCAGTGACGGGGAAGATTGATGTGAGGAAATGGGACGTTTTATGACGAATAAAGCCAACGAATTACCGTTCCAAAATGACATCATTTCGCAATTACTCGCTAACGGTTGGTTGTTGGGGAAGTCTGAAAACTACAACCGTGAATTGGCGTTGTATTCGGAAGATTTGCTCGGTTTTGTGCAAGAAACCCAGCCGCAACAATGGCAAAAATTTTGTGCGTTGTACCCGAATAATGCCGACGAAAAGTTTTTAGAACGTGTCGCCAATCAACTCAGCAAAGCCGACCCAAATGCCGCCAACAAAGAAATGCGAACCTTCGGGACGCTCGGCGTTTTGCGTCATGAAATCAAAGACCGAAACACGCGCTTTCGTTTGTGCCAATTCAAACCCGAACACGATTTAAACCCTGACACGTTGGCGCGTTATGAAAAAAACCGTTGCCGCGTTGTCCCTGAATTGGTTTATAGCGCGTGGGGCAATTTGGCGCGAATTGATTTAGTGTTATTTGTGAATGGTTTGCCGATTGCGACGCTCGAACTCAAATCCGAATTTAAACAAGCGGTACACAACGCGATTAAGCAATATAAAACCACGCGCTTACCGATTGACCCAAAAACCAAAAAGCCTGAACCGTTGCTAACGTTTAAGCGTGGCGCGTTGGTGCATTTTGCGGTGAGCCAGTACGAAGTTTATATGACCACGCGCCTCGAAGGTGCGGACACTTATTTTCTGCCGTTCAATAAAGGCACAACAGATGGTGGCGCGGGGAACGATACGCCCGACGATGCCAACCAATACGCGACCGCTTATCTTTGGAATGAAGTGTTATTGCCTGAAAATTTGTTGAACATTTTGGCGCGTTTCGTTCATTTGCACATCGAAGAAAAAGAAGACTGGGAAGGACGGCGATATAAAAAAGAAGCCTTAATTTTTCCACGTTATCATCAATGGGATGTGGTGAAAAAATTACTCCATGCCGCGAAAACAGAAGGCACGGGGCAAAAATACTTGATTCAACACAGCGCAGGTTCGGGCAAATCGAATTCGATTGCATGGACAGCGCATCAACTTTCGTCGCTTTACAACGCCGATGGCAACAAGCAATTTCACTCCGTCATTATCGTCACAGACCGCACCGTTTTAGATGACCAATTACAAGACACAATTTATCAATTTGAACACGTCGATGGTGTTGTCGGACGCATCAACAACAAAGAAGGCGACGGTTCAAAATCGGAGAAATTAGCCGCCGCGCTCGAAAACTCTCAGCCGATAATTATCGTCACGATTCAAACCTTCCCGTTTGTGTTACGCGCCATCGAAAACAGCGTGAGTTTAAAAGAACGCTGCTACGCGATTATTGCCGACGAGGCGCATTCATCACAAACAGGCTCAACGGCGCGGCAATTAAAAGAAGTGTTGATGACCGATTCGCAAATCGACGATGAAGATTTAACCGCCGAAGATATTTTAGATGCCACGATTGCCTCGCGGCGTGTTTCACCAAATGTGAGTTATTTTGCCTTCACCGCTACGCCGAAAGCGAAAACGCTCGAATTATTCGGCAGATTACCGAACCCAAACGAACCTGCATCAAAAACGAATTTGCCTGCCGCATTTCATGTCTACAGTATGCGCCAAGCCATCGAAGAAGGTTTTATTCTCGATGTGCTGAAAAATTACACCAATTACAAAGTCGCTTACAACTTGGCATTAAAAGTTCAAGAAGCTGACCAAGAAGTGGAAAGCAAACGTGCAAAAGTAAAACTCAATCAATGGGTGCGCTTGCACGATTACAACATCTCGCAAAAAGTTCAAATCATCGTCGAACACTTCAAAGATAACGTAATGGGTTTGCTCGGCGGACAAGCCAAAGCAATGGTTGTCACTAGCTCACGCAAAGAAGCGGTGCGTTACAAACACGGTTTTGACAAATACATTATCGAAAAAGGTTATCAAAACATTCATGCGATGGTGGCATTTTCAGGCGAAGTCGAATTCACTGATAAAGACCCGAACTCAGAAGGCTTGATTGGTGAAAAGTTCACCGAAAGCAATATGAATCCGAATTTGAAAGGGCGCGATATGCGTAAAGCCTTCGATTCGGACGATTATCAAGTGATGATTGTTGCAAACAAATTTCAAACGGGATTCGACCAGCCGAAACTTTGCGCGATGTACGTTGATAAAAAACTCGGCGGCGTGGAATGCGTGCAAACCTTGTCGCGCTTGAATCGTACTTATTTAGGCAAAGAATCGACTTTCGTTTTAGATTTTTTCAACGAACCACAAGACATACTCGAATCGTTTCAACCGTATTATCAAACAGCGGAACTCGCTGACGTATCCGACCCGAATTTGATTTTTGATTTGGCTGAAAAATTACGGGCGGCTGGGATTTTCACATGGCACGAAGTGGAACAATTTTGCGCGGCGTTTTTTGTCAAAAGCAAAAGCAACGCAGCGATTGCGAACATTTGCAAACCTGCTGTAGAGCGTTGGCAAAAGCGTTATCAATCTGCCGTTGAAGCCTTTAAACAAGCAAAAACTATGTTTGAGCGCACCAAGAAAACCGCTGATACCGTGTTGATTACCAATGCCGAAAACAGCTTCAAAGAATGTAAAAAAGAAAAAGACAAACTCGAAATCTTCAAAAAAGATTTAGGCACGTTTGTTCGCTTTTATGAATTCATGTCACAAATTGTCGATTACGACGACAAAGATTTAGAAAAACTCAGTTTGTTCACCCGTCATTTGCGCCCGATGTTACGCGAAACCTTTATGGAAGAAGATGACATCGATTTAAGTGATGTTGCGCTTAGTCATTACCGTGTTTCGATTATTCGCCAGCAGGATTTGAAACTGCAAATAGACGCGCCACAACCGCTTGAACCCGCAAATGATTTCGGAACAGGAACAGCGCAACCGATTGACGAGGCATTTTTGTCACAGATTATTGCGCGTTTGAATGAGCTTTTCATTACTGACCATTTAACCGAAAAAGACATCGTGAATTACGCTTACACGATTCGAGATAAAATCAGTGAAAACATACTGGTGATGAAACAAATCGCAGAAAATACGCCAGAACAAGCGATGCTCGGTAATTTCCCGAAAGCGATTGATGATGCGATTATGGAAAGTGGCGAGGCGCATCAAAATCAAATGATGCAGCTTTTATCTGACCCCACGAAGGCAGCAGGGTTTGCAAAAGTGGTGTTTGATTTGTTGACGTTAGCGAGGTGATGGGATGTTTTTGAACGTAGAATTTACCGATAAAAAAGCAGGCAACGACACCAGCGAGTTGGAACTTGAGATTGATGTGTTGGTTTATGGCTTTATGGTTTGTCGGATGAAGAAATTGCGATTGTGGAGGGTGGGAAATGATGCAAACGTTTCAAGTAAATTCACACATTAACGAACATGGCGTTTTATCTGTTAATTTGCCAAAAGAGTGGGCTGAAAAAGATGTGAATGTGGTTTTGGTTTTAGAGTTTTTAAACAAATTAAAAGACGCTAAACCGAAAAAAGAAAACCTTGCTGCGGCGTTTAATTTGTTGGCACAAATGCCCGATGATTTTATGTTGCAACGTGAAGATGATTTACCGCAAGAGCGCGAGGAATGGTTATGAGTGTGCGTTATTTGCTCGATACAAACATCTGCATTTACATCAGCAAAAAACGTCCGCCTGAAGTTTATCAACGGTTTTCAGAATTAAGCGTTGGTGATATTGGAATGTCGATGATTACGTTTGGTGAATTACGGTTTGGCGCGGAGAAAAGCCAACATCGTGAGATTGCGTTGGAAAAATTAGACCAGTTGATGCGTTACATTCCCGTGATTATGCCGACATCAGAAACGGCTGAAAAATACGCGATTATTCGCAGTTATCTTGAAAAAAGTGGTCAACCGATTGGCAATAATGATTTGTGGATTGCCGCTCATGCGTTGTCGATGAATACGATTTTGGTCACAAACAACACGAAGGAATTTATGCGCGTGCCTGATTTGTTGGTTGAGAATTGGGTTTTGGAAAGAGATGTTGGTTTAAATTTTTGAACCAACTAAATTTCAAAATTCATTTATGGCGAACTGATTTAAATTATGATGCAAGAAAATTTTATAGAATTAAAAAGACTTATAGATACCACTGCAAAAAATAGATTTGAGGCATGTGATAGATTAAATAGGCATGACAAGTGGTCGTTAGGAACTGTTATCGCTTTTTCACTAGGCTTGATACTTGTTGCTATTGCTCAAGTTACAAAACTGCCAGTAGCGTTTTCATCAGATGCAATTAATGCTTTTTCTATATTTTTTAGTGTTTTTATTTTAGTTTTATCAACTGTTTTGTCGATGAGTAATTTTTCATCTAGGGCTGATAAATTCCTAGATTGCAGCAGAGAGCTTCAATCCTTATCATCCAATTTAGTAAAAATTATTAGCACTCAATCGCTCCAAACAAATAATGAATACGACTCTTTTAGATCAAAATATGACAGCATCTTATCTCGATATGAAAATCATCAGCCAATTGACCATAGATTCACTAAATTAGCGTGGTCAGAACAGCACATTTCACATTCAAAAAATCCATTAAACTGGTGTAATGCCTATATTAGATACACATTCCATTTTGTTATTTATATCCTTCTTATTGCCATAGAAATTGTATGGCTGACTGCATTATTTTATCCATCATTAGAAAAATTATGCTGATTTCAGTTGTAATTTAAATTCGACTTTATGACCGACAACAAAAACCTCCCGAAAATAATAGAAAATTCGGGATTAGCATTACACAAAACCCGCAATTTATTGAGTATCACCGACAAGATTTTGAAAAGCAAAATGCTGGTTACAAAACAGCAAATTGGGAAATTTATCATTAAAGACGGCATTGCAACCGACACTGAAACTGGTTTGACGTGGTTACGATTTGCTCATGGGCAACGATGGGAAAATGGAACTGTTGTGGGAGATGCTGAACGATTTAAATGGGACGATGCAATGAAAATCCCCGATACATTCAATCAACAAGGTTACGCTGGTTATAACGATTGGCGTGTTCCTGACGTTAATGAATTAAAAACCTTAATCGATAAAATCAAAGGAAAATTCGGAAATTACATTGATGCAGATGTTTTTCCTGAAAATAATGGAGATTGGTTTTGGTCTTCTTCGCCTTATGCTAGCAGTAGTGACATTGCGTGGTATGTCCTTTTCGACTACGGCTATTCAGGCAGCAACCATAAGAACGTTGGCAGTAGTGTTCGGTTGGTGCGTGGGTGACAGTGTTTTTCCTTTTTGTTTGATTTAACGATATTTTGAAAATGGGACTGTAATGCAAAACGACATTTTAAAACGCCTCGACATCATCAAAAATGCGGTGGCAATGGAAGAAGACGACCTCATTGCGATGCAGGTAAAAAAACTTGAAAAGTTGCCGCTCGATGAACAAGTGCAGCATATTTTGGCGTTAATTCGCGCCCAGCAATTTCAAGACGTGATTCAATTGATTGAACAGTACAAGCACGACAGCAGTGGTTTGACCGTGTACGAAGACCCGCAAATTCAAGGTTTAAAACTGGAATTGAAACTGTTGGAAAATCGGTTGATTGAATTAACCGATACGCAAGCCGACCTTGAACGCGAAATTAACGAATTCAACGGCGAATACTTTCGTCGGTTGGGAGGATTGATTGAAGAAATTTTGAAACGCCGCGCCGAATTGTGCCGCGACGAAACTGAAAAAGAACAAGCCGAACACGATTACGAAGAATTTGAGCGGGGTTATCAGCAACAATTAGACGACGCGCCACAAACGTTAACGCCTGACGAGTTACAAGAATTAAAAACGGCGTATCACAGAGCCAACCGTTTGTGTCATCCCGATAAACTTGCCGACGAATTCAAAGAACGTGGCGCGGCATTTTTTAAAGAATTGAGTGACGCTTATCGTCGCCAAGATTTGAAACGAGTAACTGAAATTTTAAATGCGTTAGAAACGGGCGGTTCATTGGGAACAGCGGCGGAAAGCATTCACAACAAAGAAGCGTTACAAGCGAAAATTGCCGCGTTGCGTGAACGAATTGCCATTTTAGAAATCGAAGTCAAACGTTTGCAAGACGACGAAATTTATCAGCAAATTTTGTCGATTGACGACCGCGAAAGTTATTTTTCTGAATTAGCACGGAAATTAGAAGTAGAGTTAGAAGTCTTGAATTCTGACGTTGTTTAACAAAAATTATCAGCCACAGAGCAACTCTGAATCTCAACTCACTAAATCCTAAATCGTCTATAATCCTGCCCCCGCAACGTTTGGAGGCTGATTTATGTCGAACTTCTTATCTGAAATGCGTGAGTTTTTGGCGCGTGAACTCAAAGCCTGTGCAATTGAATCGGAAGTAGCGGACAGCATAAGTTCGAGGGTTACATGGGAATTCCGTAAAAATTACGGTGGAATACCGTTGTATTTGCCGAAATCAAAAGAACTCACCTCTCGTAATGATGAAATCTGGTCAAAATTTAATGGGAGAAATCACATTGCACTTTGTCGCGAATACGACTTGAGCTACCAGCAAATTTGTAAAATCATCGGTCTTCAACGCAAAAAACGTCAAGGCGATTTGTTTCAATAAATCTCAAGTTTTCGCACGTTTTACTAAACCACGCGATTAGAAAATCAGCCAAAAAATCCCTAATGTACCCGCTAACTTCACTATTTAGCGGGTACGCCAAATGCTCCCCAATCCTTTTAATTTCAACGCCGACAGCATCATGACGTTTGCGTGGGTGTGCTTCCTTTCCATGTGGGGCGGTATTGCCAGCTACATCCGCAAAATCAAACAAGGCATGACCAAACGTTTCAGTGTCACTGAACTTATCGGCGAAATGGTCATCAGCAGTTTTGTTGGCGTGATTACCTTCTTTTTGTGCCAAACCTCCAACCTCGACCAAACCATCACAGCCGCACTCGTCGGGCTTTCTGGTCACATGGGCAGTCGGGCGATTTATTTCATTGAGCTTTTTGTACGCAAAAAACTAGGCATCAACAAATGCCCCACGACGGGAGTTGAAAAATGAGCCAATTATCCACGCATTTTAATCGTGCCGAATTCACCTGCCATTGCGGATGTGGCGCGTCTAACATCAACATGGCGTTGATTGAACTCCTTGAGCAGATACGAGTTGCCGTTGATGAACCGATTCACGTTTTAAGCGGCGTTCGCTGTGAACATCATAATCACCACGTTGGTGGCGCACGCCACAGTCAGCACATTTTAGGCAATGCAGCGGATATTTTTGTCGATGGGCTGACACCGAAGTTGCTGCATAAATTTATCGAACAAAAATTCGATGTCGGCGGCATGGGACTTTATCCAACATTTGTTCACGTCGATGTGAGAAAAGAAAAAGCACGCTGGACGGGCAAATGAACAAATTTGACGCACAAATTATTCGAGTTTCCATCGACAGCGTGATTCCTTACGCTAACAACACCAAAAAACACCCACCTGAACAAATCGACAAACTCGCCAGCATGATTGCCGAATACGGACACGATGTGCCGATTGTGGTCGATGCAGACAATGTGGTCATCAAAGGTCACGGGCGGTTGCTTGCCTGTAAAAAACTGGGTATGGAAACCATCCCCGTCATCGTTCGCACCGACCTCACGCCTGCACAAGCCAAAGCCGCCCGCATCGCCGACAACAAGGTTTCGGAATCTGAATGGGATATGGATTTGTTGCGCCTTGAATTGACGGAACTGGACGAATTGGGTTTTGACCTCGATTTGACGGGCTTTGATGATTTCGATTTGACGATTGAAGACGAATCCACAATTGACGACGATGCCGACCTTAATGCTGTACCAGAACCACCGTTCGTACCAATTACGAAACTCGGCGACGTTTGGCTGTGTGGCAATCATCGTGTGATGTGCGGCGACAGCACCAGCATTGATGCTGTCGATAAACTCATGGGTGAAACGAAAGCCGACATGATTTTCACCGACCCGCCATACAACGTAAAAATAGTGGGTCTCGGAAGCGGCACGTCAAAAGCGGGCATCGGCAAAATTCACGGCGAATTCAAAATGGCATCTGGCGAAATGACCAAAGACGAATTCACCGACTTTTTACGCGCTGCGTTCACTTGTTTAATTGCGTCGTCAAAAGACGGCTCGATTCACTTTATCTGCATGGATTGGCGGCACATTCAAGAACTCACCGCCGCTGGCGAAATTTACACCGAACTCAAAAATCTCTGCGTTTGGAATAAAAACAACGGCGGCATGGGAACGTTTTACCGCAGCAAACACGAGCTGATTTTTGCCTACAAAAACGGCACAGAAATCCACACCAACAACTTTCAACTCGGGCAAACGGGACGTTATCGCACCAACGTTTGGGATTATCCGATGGCAACTCAAACGGGCGAAAATGCTGAATCCAAAATGCACCCAACCGTGAAACCCACGCAACTCGTCGTCGATGCCATTCTGGATTGCTCAAACAATGGCGAAACGATTTTAGATTTATTCGGAGGCTCAGGCACAACAATGATTGCCTGCGAAAAAACCAATCGTATCGCCCGCCTGATGGAACTCGACGAGAAGTATTGCGACGTGATTGTTAAACGCTGGCAAGAATTAACGGGCAAAGAAGCCACTTTGGAAAGCAACGGGGCGTTATTCAACGTGCTGGGCGATGGCTAAGGCAACACCGCAATTATGGGCGCAGGCGAAGGCACTTTTTGAAACGGGAAAAAGCCTCAGCGAAATAAGTTCAGCAACAGGAATCGACCGCGCCTTAATCAGCAAACGGTCAAAATTGGAAGGTTGGCAGAAAGGAATTTATCAACAGCTTATTCAAGACGGGGCGCGGGTTGCGAGTGAATTG